GATATTTTAGCCAAATATCAGTTAGCATATGAAAATCTTCCGCAGTACTTACAACAAGGCGTGGTAACTTGGAACAAAGGAAATATTGAACTAGAAAATGGATCAAAAGTAGTAGCAGCCGCTACATCATCATCGGCGGTTCGAGGTGGATCATACAATATTGTATTCCTAGATGAGTTTGCTTTCGTTCCATCAAATATAGCAATCGAATTCTTCAATTCAGTATATCCTGTTATCTCATCCGGAAAAACAACAAAGATTATTATTGTATCCACTCCAAACGGAATGAATCTATTCTACAAGTTATGGATGGATGCAATAAACAATAAAAATGGATATAAACCATTTGAAATTCATTGGTCTCAAGTTCCAGGTAGAGATGAGAAGTGGAAAGAAGAGACTATTCGAAACACCTCAGAAAGACAATTCCAACAAGAATTTAATACTGAATTCTTAGGATCATCAAATACTCTAATCGCAGGTTCAAAACTAGCATTATTGAATTATTCTGAACCTATAGCATCCGAAGATATGTTATATGTTTATGAACATCCAATCAAAGGAGATCCTTCAAATCAAACCAAAGATCATATTTACATGATGACGGTTGACATCGCGGAAGGAAAAGGAATGGATGCATCAGCATTCTCGGTATTTGATGTTTCTACAACACCATATAAACAAGTAGCTACATATAAGAGTTCATCGATTTCACCTATACTATTTCCTACAGTAATCTATAATGCAGCCAGACACTTTAATGATGCATATGTATTGATTGAAATTAACAATACGCCTCAAATTGCGGATATATTACACAATGACATGGAGTATGAAAACGTATTAAAAGTTGTTACGGGAAACAAAAAAGCTCAACAAATTTCAAGTGGATTTGGTAGAGGATTCCAACTTGGCGTAAAAATGTCTCCTTTGGTAAAGAGAATTGGTTGTTCGAATCTGAAAACTCTAATCGAGAATGACAAACTTCTGATACCAGATTTCAATACTATTTCCGAACTTACAACATTCGTTGCGGATAGAAATTCATTCTCGGCGGAAGAAGATTCCAATGACGATCTGGTCATAACATTAGTACTATTTGCATGGGCAACAACTCAAAAGTATTTTAGAGACATTGTTAACCATGATCTCAGAAAACAGTTACAACTGGAACATTTTGATCAAATAGACGAAGAAATGCTTCCAATTGGAGAATTAGATGATGGTTTAGATGTTCCTTTTTTTGTTGAAGATGGAGATTTGTGGGTCGAAACTAACAGCAGTGATCCATACGGGAACTATATTAAGAATATTTTCAAAAACCTATAGGATATGCGCTATTATAAATATAACCATAAAAACATATCCGCTGAAACCTAACATAATTTTAAGGAGACGAACATGCCATTTCAGCTTTCTCCAGGCGTAAATGTATCTGAGATTGATCTAACAACCGTAATTCCTGCGGTCTCAACTACAGCCGGTGCTTTTGCTGGAGCCTTCAATTGGGGTCCAATCAACAAAAGAACATTAATCACTTCCGAAATTGAACTGGTAAACCGATTTGGTATACCTGATAACAATACGGCTATCTCATTCTTCTCCGCAGCGAATTTTCTTTCTTATGGAAATAATCTACGTCTGGTCAGAGCAAATGCAACATCAGCAAATAATGCTGTAGGAACGTCATATACTCCACTGTCAATTTCAAGTGAAGATGTCTATGAATCCACGTATTATACTGGAAATTCAAATGCGGGCGGTATGGGTCCTTTTGCCGCTAGATATTCAGGTGTTTTAGGTAATAACATTAAAGTTTCGATTTGCCCAGGTGCTCAGGCATTTTCATCAAACGTAACAGCGGTGGCAAGTTTAACGGTTACTGCAAATTTATCTAACGTTCTAATAGCGACCGCAAACGTAGCACCTTATGTTGTTTCTGGAGATTATGTTAGCGTAGGATCAGGATATATTCAAGTTGCTTCAGTTTCAACTAGCACGATTATTTTGACATCACCAGTAAGCTCAGCCGCAACAGGACTTTCACTGCTACGTAAATGGGAATACGCTGATCAGTTCGATGGCGCTCCCGGAACATCATCATATGCATCATCGGTAGGAGGTTCTAATGACCAACTACACGTTATTGTGGTTGATGCCGTAGGTTCTTTAAGCTATTCATTAGGAGGAAGTTATGCATCGGGTACTATTCTAGAAAAGTATCCGTTTGCATCCGCAGCATCTGATGGTAGAGATTCTGTTGGTAGTGCCAGCTACTATAAAACACAATTGTATACTAAATCTAAATTTGTCTACTGGATGAATCATCTCTCAGGAGCTACAAATTGGGGATCGACAGCGGCAGGAACGGCATTCGTAGATCCTGTTGTTCCTACGACATTGACGTTCCAAGGCGGATCGTATAGTACACCTACAACAGCAAACGTAGTTTCAGCAATTTCTCAATTCAACTCAACCGAAGACTTGGATATTAGTTTAATTATCGGTGGAGATAATTCAGCACCAGGAACAACATCTTCAGTTTCCGATGTAACGATTCCACAAGCAATCAATGATCTAGCAACAAGCAGAAAAGATTGCGTTGCATTTATTTCACCACCAGCTGGTGCAGTCATCAATCAATCTGGAAATGAGTCGGCTAATATTCAAACATGGCTGAACAACTTAGGTCGCACTTCGTCATATACGGTTGTAGATTCTGGATGGAAATATCAATTCGATAAGTACAATAATACATATCGATACATTCCATTGAATGCTGATATCGCAGGTCTCTGCGTTCGAACAGACAATAATCGCGATCCTTGGTTCTCACCTGCTGGATTTAGTCGCGGTCAAATTAAAAATATCGTCAAGTTAGCTTGGAATCCAAATCAAGCAAATAGAGATGTCATATATAAAATTGGAGTTAATCCTGTAGTTACATTCCCAGGACAAGGAACTCTACTTTATGGCGATAAAACACTGCAAGCACAACCATCAGCGTTCGATAGAATTAACGTTCGCAGATTGTTTATTGTTCTAGAAAAGGCGATCTCAACTGCTGCTAAGTTTTCGTTGTTTGAATTTAATGATGATTTTACTCGCGCTCAATTCGTAGCATTGGTTGAACCATTCCTGCGTGATGTAAAAGGTCGCAGAGGAATCTACGATTATCGAGTAGTGTGCGATAATACCAATAACACACCTCAGGTTATCGATTCAAACCAATTCGTTGGAGACATCTATATCAAACCAGCAAGATCCATCAACTTTATTCAGTTGAATTTCGTTGCTGTGCGTACTGGAGTAGATTTCACCGAGGTTGTTGGAAAGTTTTGATACCAATTAAATAACAACGAATAAGGAGAAATATTATGGCTTTTAACGTAACAGAATTTAGAAGTAATCTTCTAGGTGACGGTGCGCGACCAAATCTATTCCAAGTATCCATGAACTTTCCAGCTTTCGCTAACGCAGCGGTAGCTGGTCAGAAAACAACATTCTTGGCTAAAGCAGCACAGTTACCCGGATCATCACTTGGCATGGTTCCGATGTATTATTTTGGTCGTGAGCTAAAATTAGCAGGCAATAGAAATTTTGCAGATTGGACAATTACAGTCATCAATGATGAAGACTTCATTATCCGTAATGGGTTTGAATCGTGGATGAATGGAATTAACAGTCACGCTGGAAATCTTAGAAACCCAGCAGCAGCTAATATGCTAGGTTATAGCGTAGATGCTAATGTTCTGCAATATGGAAAAGCAGGGGCAGTTTTAAAGAACTATAAGTTTGTTGGATTGTATCCTGTCGATCTAACACCTATCGATTTAGATTGGGGTTCACAAGATCAAATTGAAGAGTACTCAGTAACATTCGCATTTCAATGGTGGGAAGATGTGGCTGCTGCATCGTCTACCGGAAGTACAACTTAATATATTACATGGATGGGTGCATGAAGGATTATTTCTTCATGCATGTTTGAATTGACACTAGGAGAATATCTTGGCATTTTCGCTTTTTGGTTTTAAAATTTCTAGGGCTGAACAGGAGCAACAAGCTTCGGCTCAGCAATCATTCGCCGTTCCGACCTCGGATGACGGCGCGCTTACAATATCGTCTGCCGCATATTATGGAACATATGTTGATCTAGACGGTACTGCTAAAAATGAAGTTGAGTTAATTTCAAGATATCGTGAAATGGCAATGCAGCCTGAACTTGAATCAGCAATCGATGATATCGTCAATGAAGCTATTGTGCAAGATGATGATGGTAAAAACATTAAGATTGTTATGGATAGTTTAAAAGTTCCTAATAAAATTAAGACTGCGATAAGCACTGAATTTGATGGCATTTTGAGAATGTTGAATTATAACAACATGGGACAAGACCTGTTTAGACGATATTATGTTGACGGAAGATTATTCTATCACGTTATTGTTGACGCTAAAGATCCAAGTAAAGGAATTTTAGAACTGCGATATGTTGATCCTCGTAAAATCAGAAAGATTAGAGAGATCAAGAAAAAGAAAGATGAGACGACAGGTGTCGAAGTAATCAATACCATAAACGAATACTATATCTACAATGATAAAGTGGTTTCTGGAACTTCTAGTAATTATGGTCCAGTAGGCGTTAAAATTGCAGTCGATTCGGTAATCAATATTAACTCAGGATTAATGGATTCTCGCCGGGCAATTGTATTGTCATATCTGCACAAAGCAATTAAACCATTAAATCAGTTGCGTATGATTGAGGACGCTACTGTCATTTATAGAATCTCACGGGCACCTGAACGTAGAATTTTCTACATTGACGTAGGTAATTTACCAAAACTAAAAGCTGAACAATATCTTCGCGATATTATGGTAAAGTATAAGAATAAATTAGTATATGATGCAAATACAGGTGAAGTTCGTGATGATAGAAAACATTTATCTATGCTTGAAGACTTTTGGCTTCCTCGCCGAGAAGGCGGAAAAGGAACTGAAATCACAACTCTCCCTGGTGGACAGAATCTAGGAGAGCTAGAAGATGTTAAGTATTTTGAAAAGAAATTATACAAATCGCTGAGTGTTCCTATATCGCGATTGGATCCAAACAGTTCAGGATTCACTCTAGGTCGTGTATCTGAAATTACGCGAGATGAATTGAAATTTACAAAATTCGTAGGTAGACTACGCAACAAGTTTTCTGAAGTCTTTGATCAGGCTCTTCGAATTCAATGCGTTCTCAAAGGCATATGTACCGCAGATGAGTGGAATGAATTCAAAGAACATATCTATTATGATTTTATCAAAGACAATAATTTTGCTGAATTAAAAGATGCAGAATTAATGCGTGAAAGATTGTCATTATTGAGTAGTGTAGATCCTTACGTAGGAAGATATTTTTCTCAAGGTTGGGTTCAACGTAACGTCTTGAGACTGGATGATGAAGAAATAAAAGAATTGGCTAAAGAGATTGAAGAAGAAAAGAAAGCAGGGTTGCATCCAGATCCTATGGCTATGGCTGCAACAGGAAATATACCTCCAGAACCAAATACTCAAGAACCTAATGCAGCCGATGAAAAACCTAATGATGAAAAACCTTCGGAACTAGGAACAATAAATCTACCTACCTCGGTTCAAGAAAAGCAAAAATACCGATTTAGAAATATTATATAAATAATACATAAAATAATTTGGAGACATTATGTCTAACGAAAAATCAAAAGAAATCGTAGAGTTGGCAATTAACGATAAAGCTAATGAAATGCGTGATGCATTTTATGCGGCTATTCAAGATAAGTTAGCCGATGCTTTAGAGTCCAGAAAAATGGAAATTGCCGCGAGCTTGGTCGGACAACCATCCGATCAACCTTCCGAAAGTGAATAAGCATTAGTTCAAATTAAGGAATAAATCATGGCAAACGCATACGGCTATCATGTCATCAAAGATACTAACCAGCAAGCAATTATTAAATTGACTGGTATCTTTGATGGAACGACACAGGAAGCAAATACAAAACGAATTCAAGCAAACTCTCTATT